CAAGCGAAAGGCCCAGTAGCCCCGCCGCTGGTATGTTTAGATATAATACTACAGATGGGCAATTTGAAGGTTATACTACAGAATGGGGTGCTATTGCTGGTTCTGGAGGTGGAAGTGGAGAAATAGTAAAACAAACGTTTAGTGGTACTGGATCTCAAGCTACATTCACACTGTCGGATACTATTGGAGACATTGATAATATATCTGTATATGTAAGCGGAGTATATCAATACCCATCAAATTATACAGTAAGTGGCGCAAATGTTATTTTTGCTGCAGGTTCAATTCCTGCGTTAGGTACAAATAATGTCCATGTTGTTCATACTACAACTGTTGCGAGTATAACAGAAGTTGGTTCTGTATTCGTAGACCAGTTTACGGGTAATGGATCAGATACGCAGTTTTCGCCATTAGGCGCTGTGCCTTCTAGCGAAAACCATACAGATGTATATATAGACGGTGTATACCAGCAGAAAAATGCTTATAGCATTGCTGGGTCACAAATAACGTTTACAGATGCTCCAGACACTGGTGCTTATGTAGAAGTTAAAACAACAGGAACTATTGCTCCTGCCGCTGTTAATGCTGTAGCTACAAATTTAGTTTCAGATTCATTTACAGCCACTGCAGATCAAACTAGCTTTACTTTAACAAACGGCACTCCAAGCGCGAAAGAGCTTACAATGGTCTTTGTACAGGGCGTATATCAAGCTAAAGTAAATTACAGCTTACTAACTAGTCCTACTAGAATAGTATTAACAGAAGGTGCTGAAGTTGGTGAAACAGTTGAAGTAATATCTGTATCAGGTGCAAACTTAACAACAAGTCCTGTAGTAAGTGTTAACGGCCAAACGGGAGCTGTAACTTTTAATACATATACAGCACCGACTGTATATGTAATAAATACAAATACAACAGCTGTTGCAAATTCAGTTTATGTGCTTACAGCAAACCTTACACTGACGCTTCCGACTAGTCCAAGTTCAGGTGACTCTATAAAAATTTCAAATAGATCTGGAGTTGCAACTTGTGTGCTTGCAAGGAATGGTAGCAATATAATGGGTAGTGCATCTGATTTAACATTAGATACAGCATCTGCAAGTTTTGAATTAATATACTCTGACGCAACAAACGGCTGGGTAATAATAGGACAATAATATGGGGAATTTAACAGATTTTTTTGCTGCGGGTGCCGGGGGACAAACACTAGAAGTTATATCAGGAATATGCGATGGCAGTTCTTATACAGTTGATTCTGGTACTTACACATTAGCAAATATAACAGCAAATCAGGGCTTAACTACTAGTTATGCAGCAGCTTCTGGATCTTCAATAGCATACACGCCTCCTGAGGGGGCAACCCATGTGGAATATGAATATGGTTTTCAACTTGGTTGGACTAATGACCATTGTATATCGCATTGGGGATTGTACTTAGATTCTGATGAAGTTACTCAAGCTAGAAGAAATTTATCAGGAAGATTTGTTGAAGACTTTATAACTTTAAAATGGGTTTTTAAAATAGCAGATACTGCTGATACAGCAAATGGAGTTGTAACATCTTGGACTAGTAATAAAACAATAGAATGGCGCGCAAGAGAATATGGGACTAGTAATGGATTAGATAGATTACATTACACTGTATATTGGGACGGAACGGTTAGTGCTCAACATTCAAAACCAATTTTAAAAATAACAGCATATAAATATTCATAATAAATTATGATTTCATATACATATCAAATATTGTCGCTAAAAAAACATAACGATAATTTTTTAAACAATATAAAAAGTTTTAAAATACGTATTACCGGTACAGAGGGCGGCGAATCGCATTATATGGATGATGAAATATTATTAGACATGCCTTCTGAAGGTTCTTTTATAGAATACCAAGAGTTAACAGAAGAAAATTTAGTTAACTGGTATAAAGACGGTATAAGAGAAGGTTTTGCTCAAAGCGAAATACAACAAAAATTTAATTTAAATAAAGGTACTGAAACAAGTAGTTTTCCCTGGTTATGATAGGAACATCACAATTAATTAATACGTTTTCACGTCCGTGTTTTACAGATACGACAGATATATTTAAAGACGGAAGTGGCGTAGCCCTGTATGGTTTAGATTATGATGCTTCAGATGCTGGGGGTGCTTCAGGTAAATTTGGTGAAGCTGCTATATTTAATGGGAGTAGTAGTTATATTGAATTACCATCTTTAGGTTTATCAACAACATCAGACAATACTGTTTCTTTTTGGGTTTATCCTGAAACACAAACTAACACTAGCCCAACATTATTGTCTCTATGGACTGATTTAGATTTAGAAGTAAGATTATCATCATCATTAGAAGTACAAGCAGTTTATAGAAGTGGTAATTCTTGGGGTTCTAAATCAAGTGGTTTAAACTTAAATTCAAACCAATGGAATTTTGTAAGCGTATCTTATGAGTATAGCGTAGGCTTTGAATTTTTTGTAAATTCCAGCACAGCAACACAATCATTTACAGGAACTATTGATAATAGCTCAGGAAATTCTAAAATAGGAACTTATGCTAATTTTACAAATGGGTATTTTAAAGGCTCAATAGACCAAGTAAGAATATTTAATACAGCGCTTACACAATCTCAAGTTACCCAATTATATCAAGAAAACAGTTCAACTGTAGGTACACATTTATTTGGATGTATTGCAAACTATAATCTTGATGGTAGCGCAAAAGAGTCTATGGGTACCACAGCTTATGATGGTACAGAAACAGATATAACATATAGATATGACGGAACCCCGACAGCAGTAGACTTCGGCGTTGGAGGCAAATCAAACTATGGTGCAAGGTTTAATGGGAGTAGTAGTAAAATAACATTATCTTCTACAATTTCTGGTATAAAAACTTATTCTTTTTGGATTAATCCTAATTCAAGCGGTAATGCTACTTATGCAAGAAGATTATTTGGAGATGTTGGCGGAACATCTTATACCAACTCAATTACTTTTGACAAGCCTAATAGTAAGGTAACATATTACGAAAATACAACTGCAAGAAGTAGTGCTACTATATCTGATGATGCTTGGAGTCATATTGCTTTTACATCAGATGGTACTACTTTAAAAGTATATACAAATGGAAGTTTAAGTAATACTTATACAACAAGTGGATTTGTTAGTTCTATAAACGAAATATGTAGCACAAGTTCAAACCGACAGTTTAAAGGCTCAATAGACCAAGTAAGAATATTCTCTAAAGCGTTATCATCTGCAGAAGTTGGTAAACTTTATGGCAACGGTGCAGGGGAAATAGCTTGTGCTTATACATCGACTACAGATAACGTTGCTTACCCTATTGCTAATACTGCATATTATAAATTAGATAATAATAGTAAAGACTCAGCTAGGTCAACTGGTAAGTTTAATGAGGGTGCGGTATTTAATGGGAGTAGTAGTTATATATCAGGAACTGTTGGTGCTACTACAACTACATCTTTTAGTATGTGGATTAAAATAAATAATACATCTTCAAGTCAATTTATACAAGTTTTTGATAATAATAATTTTGCTATTTTTATTTATAATGGAAAGCTAAATATTCAATATGCCTCTGGTAGTAATAGCAACGGGGTGGCTTGGACAATATCAAATGCGTCTAACTGGAATCATATAGCAGGAACATTTACAAGTAGCTCTTCAACTTTATATGTAAATGGAGTTCAAAAAGCCGAATCAATGAGTAATTGGGTTAACGCTGAAAGCGTTCCTTACATTGGCAATAGAAATGCTTTGGACGGCTACTTTGATGGAGAAATAGACCAAGTAAGAATATATAATACAGCATTAGATTCTACAGATGTATCAAATTTATATGCTGAAACAGTTAGTGATACTAGCACACTGTCTTTCCCATCTGGTAAAACAGCAATTGCAACATATCAATTAGATGGTAATTCTACAGATTTATCTGGTAACTATAACGGAACAGACACTAATATAACGTATGCTTACGATGGGACTGAATCAAACATTGAGTACAGGTTCGGAAGGTTTGGTCAAGCTGCGGTGTTTAATGGAAGTAGTAGTGGGATAAACTTAAATAGTGTTAATTTAGGCACAACTTATACTATTTCTGCTTGGTTTAATTGGGATGGAGTAGATAATAATCAAAATTCTACAATAGTAGGGAGTAGTGATGAAAATCCATCAATAATTCATAATAAATACAGCACTTTAAATTCTATTAGTTATGATTATAGTGGTGGGGCGCAGGTACTGTTATCAAATATAGACGCAAACACTTGGTATCACGTAGCAATAGTACAAAACGGCACGTCTTTTGAGGGATTCATAAATGGCATTTCAGTAGTTACTGCAACTACGCCAACCCTTACCGCAACAATTGAAGGTATAGGATATGACCCTAATCAATCAAGGTGGTTTTCGGGTAAAATAGATCAAGTACGCATGTATTCATCTGCCCTTACAAGTAGTCAAGTAACTGAACTTTACAACGAAAAGCCTGAAGTAGATACTTCTAACTTTAAGGCGGTGTTGTATAATGGTACAAGTGCGGAACAGTATATTTCTAATGTAGGAATGGACTTGGAAACAAATGGCGGTTTAGTTTGGATGAAAAGTAGGGATAATACCTATAACCCCACCTTGTATGATTCAGTCCGAGGAACAGGTACTTCTAAAGCAATTTATTCAAATGAAGTTGTTGCTGAAAATACCTATCCAACTATAAATAATTTTGTTTCTTTTGATGCAAATGGTTTTACAGTTGGTGCAACTTCACACGCAAATAATATTATTAACAAGACAGGGGACAATCTTGTAGCTTGGTGTTGGAAAGGCGGGGGTTTATTAAACAAATCAGCTAGTTTTAATGGGAGCAGTAGTAAGATAGTATTGCCAAATACAAGTTTGGGAATTACGGATGCTTCTAATTTTAGTATTAGTTATTGGTTTAACACAAATTCTGTGACCCAAGACAATCAAAGTGTTATTTGGGCAAACGGAAGCAATGCAGGAGCAAGATTTGGCTCAGGTATAAATTCATCAAGTCAGGGCGGAGATACTTCTGTTTATTTTGGTGTAGGTACATCTTCTTTTACTTATGTTAATTCGGGAACATCGGCTTTTACTGCTAATACTTGGGTTCACGTTGTTTGTGTGAAATCTTCTACAACAGGAATGAGTTTATATGTAGACAATGTTTTAAAAGCAACTAACACAGGGGCAACAGGGGCTGCGTCTTCAACCGCAACAGCAGATAATAGAATTGGGGGATATAAAACAACCGCGGAGAGCAGTTGGTTCAACGGATCAATTGATCAAGTAAGGGTATTCAATAAAGCAATATCAGCTTCAGAAGTCACAGCCCTTTATAATGAAACGGCTAGCACTATAAATACCTTGCAGGTATTAGGTGATACATCTTGTGTTGCCGCATATCCTTTAGGTGTTGGAGCAGGTGATATTGGGAATACATATTCAGGAACTCCTACAAATGTAACATTTAACAACCCCGGTCATTTAACTAGGAATAATAGTGGTACAATTGAAAGTACGGTCAGTGCTAATACAGAAGCAGGGTTTAGTATTGTTAAGTATACAACTCAAGCAAGTGGAACAGGAACAGTTGGTCACGGATTAGATAATCCACCTGAAATAGTGATAGTTAAAACTACAGGGGTTTCAGATTCTTGGAGAATGTATCATTCTTCTTTAGGAGCAGGTTATCAAATATATTTAAACTTAGGAAATTCAGCAGGACCAACCGCTAATCAATGGAATAATACCGCACCAACTCCAAGCGTTTTTAGTCTTGGAACTGATAATGCAGGAAATTATGCATCAATAGCCTACTGCTTCCATTCAGTTACAGGATATAGTAAGATAGGGAGTTATAGTGGGACAGGAGTTTCAGGTAAGGAGGTTGCTTTAGATTTTAATCCAAGTTTTGTTTTAATAAAAAGGACTAATGCTTCAACAGGCTGGATAATTGTTGATGATAAAAGAGGCACTAAAGAATTGTATCCAAACCTTTCAAACGCAGAAGATACTACTACTACCGGTGTTGTATTAGGTACAAATAAATTTACTTTAAACACTACTGGTTCTTGGTATAATGCTTCGGGCGGGGTTTATTTATACATGGCATTTAAATAAAAATTATGGCTTTAACAAAAATAACATCGGGTGTTATAGCACCAGAATTTACAACCTCGGCAAATTTAGTGTCAGGCACATCCGTATCTATTGATTGGAACAGTGCTCAAATATTCAGACTTACAGTAAACCATTCAGCGACATTTTCTTTTACAGATTATAAAATTGGTATGGTAAAAATTATTGTAGCTACTGGAGCAGGGGGCGGTAATACCCTTACTTTTCCGGCAGAGGCAATTAAATTAAGCGGCGACTATGATGATACTTCTGCCGCTAAAAACTTTATTCAAATAGTATGCACAGATGACGATGGCACGCCTGAGTTTTTTTATACAATATCTCAGCAGGCTACTTAGAGTAATATTTAAATTAAATTAAATGGCTAAAAAACGTTTTAAAGACACCGGCGTTGGGAAGTTTTTATTAGAAAAGATTCCTAACGTCGTAGGCGCAATAGCTGGTGATACGCCCGTGGGCTCAGTAATACAAGCTATTATTGGTGGCTCAGATATGAGCGAAGAGGATAAAAGAATTGCATTAAAAAAATTAGATTTAGAAAGAGCAGAAATAGACGGCACAACTAAACGTTGGGTTGCAGATGCGACTTCAGGGTCGTGGCTTGCAGCTAATGTGCGCCCTTTAACTTTAGTATTTTTAACAATAAGCTATGTAGCTGGATGGTATATGGGTTACCCATTAGATTCAATTACAGGTTTACTTACTATTGTCATTGGTGGCTATTTTGGATCTCGCGGAGTGGAAAAAGTATTTGGAAACAGTAAACACAAATAATGAGCGATTTAAAAATTTACGGCATAAACGTCGGAGCGGTAGCCTTTTCGGCTATACCTAACATTAACCCCACTTTGCAAACCGTAGTATTGGTTATGACAATAATATACACTGGGATGAATATTTATATGAAATTAAAAGATAGAAATAAAAAATGAAATATTTCGAAGAATCTGAATTTAGTGAATTTGATAAAATGGATCCAGCACTACTAGCTATGCTAGATAATTTAAGAGCAGAATATGGCTATCCAATCAAACTAACATCAACTTATAGAAGCCCTGATCATCCAATAGAAGCTAAAAAATCTAAACCAGGTGAGCACGCTTATGGAGCTGCAGTCGATATTGCATGTGTAGGCGGTGAGGCAACCTTTAAATTGGTTAAAGCAGCTATTAAAGTAGGATTCACTCGTATAGGTATTTCAAGAAAAAATAATTTTGTGCACGTAGGTATTGGTTATCCAGGAGCTCCTGAAACTACTATATGGACATACTAAAATAAATTAAATGAAATTAATTAGAAAAATTAGCATAGGCCAAGACTATAAAAATGAGGCTATGCATTATTCAGTAGGCCAGGAAGTTTACGGAGGCCACAAAATTTGCGACATAATTGAACAAGAAGGTTCTTTCCAGATATACATTGAAAAGAAAGGTTCGCAATTGCCTTGGAAACATTTTAATAAAAACATGGCTGTGTCTATAGAATACAATCTAGATTATTAAATGAAGTCATTATACAATTATATTATATCAACAAATGACAGATATAATAACAAAACATCTGTTGAAGGTAAAGAGCTTATATTAAATACTGAAATTACAGAAAGAGATTACGAATTTGTAAATCGAATAGGTACAGTAATAAGTACGCCTATAAATATTAAAACCCCTATAAAAGCAGGTGACCAAGTTATAATACATCATAATGTATTTAGAAGGTGGTATGATGTTAGAGGTAAAGAAAGAAATTCAGGTAATTATATAGACGAAAACAGATACTCAGTATCACCTGACCAGTTGTTTGCTTACAAACAAAATGGTGAGTGGCATTGTCCAAACATGTACTGTTTTGTAAAACCTTTAGAAAACGAAGACATATGGAGCACCGAGAGTGAACAAAAACTTTTAGGAGTGCTTACATATACTAACGACTATTTAAGCTCGTTAGGACTGTCCTGTGGAGATATTGTAGGGTTTACACCAGAATCTGAATACGAGTTTAACATAGATGATAAAAAATTATATAGAATTTTATCAACGGAAATAACTATCAACTATGGACATAAAAAAGAAACGCAAACTTATTCTTAATGCTGCAGAAAATTCAATTGATGAATTAATAAAAGTAATGAATAAGAGAATGGATCCAGATGAACTAGATCCTGAAAAAGTAAAAATATCAGCCTCAGCTTATAGGCTTGCAATGGAAGATGCCATTGCACTTTTACAAAGAGTAGAAGAAATGAACGAAATGATGAACGAATCACCTAAAGATGCTAAAGATAGTTTCTATGGTGTAGAAAACAGAGTCAAGTAATGTACAAACAAAGTTTATATGCTATACACTCTGCGCATTTGTCTACTAAAAATGTAAAAAGAAACAACAAGCTAAAAAATTACAAGTACGGTTATAATGACGATCTTGATTGTGTAGTAATAAGTAAAGATGGAACTATAGGTGAAATTTTTGAAGTACAAGGATTGCGTATTGCACTACCTGCAATACCAAAAGAAGTATATTCAAATAGCGAAAAACCTGAAGATCAAGTTTTTAAGCAAACCTTAAAACCTGCTACGCTATCAAAAATTAAATCAATACATGATTTTCAATTATATCCAGATGAAATTAAAGAAAAGTATTACGAATATATTAATTCAGAGTTTGATCGTCGCAGTGATGGCTACTGGTTTATGTGCAACGGCACAGCAACCTACATTACAGGAACGCATTACATGTACCTCAACTGGACAAAAATTGATGTTGGTGCACCTGAGTTCAGACAATCAAATAAAATATTCTTTTATTTTTGGGAAGCTTGCAAAGCAGATTACAGATGTTATGGAATGTGCTACCTCAAAAATAGACGGAGTGGCTTCTCCTTTATGGCAAGCGCAGAAACAGTTAATCAAGCTACAACATCAAAAGATGCAAGATTTGGGGTATTATCCAAAAGCGGTAGTGACGCAAAAAAAATGTTTACCGACAAGATTGTACCTATATCGATTAACTACCCGTTCTTCTTTAAGCCAATACAAGATGGGATGGAAAGACCTAAAACAGAACTTTCCTACAAAATACCATCTAAAAGGCTTACAAGAAATTCACTCAAAGCAACTGATCAAAACGAAGTACAGGTTGGTGAAGGATTGGACACTACGATTGACTGGAAGAACACAGGAGACAACTCTTATGATGGTGAAAAACTAAAATTACTAGTTCACGATGAATCTGGCAAATGGGAAAAGCCCGATAATATATTAAATAACTGGCGTGTTACTAAAACCTGTTTAAGGTTAGGAGCAAAAGTTGTTGGTAAGTGTATGATGGGCTCTACATCAAATGCTCTAGACAAAGGTGGTAATAACTTTAAAAAATTATATAATGATTCAAAAGTTGAAAACCGAAACCGCAATGGGCAGACTGCTAGTGGACTATACTCTTTGTTCATACCTATGGAGTGGAACTATGAAGGATTCATCAATAAATATGGATTTCCTGTATTCGATAGTCCAGAAAAACCTGTTGAAGGAATCGACGGGGAGCTTATCAGGCATGGAGTTATCGATCATTGGGAGAATGAAGCAGATGGACTCAAAGGGAATAATGATGCTTTAAATGAATTTTATAGACAGTTTCCAAGAAGCGAAAAGCATGCGTTTAGAGATGAAATAGAAAAGTCTTTATTCAATCTAAATAAAATATACGAACAAGTAGATTTCAATGAAGAAATGACAATGCAAGGTTACGTAACCCGCGGTTCATTTAGCTGGAAAAATGGAGTTAAAGATTCTACAGTAGAATTTCATCCAAACAAAACAGGCAGATTTAAATTATCCTGGATTCCGCCCTTTGAAATGCAAAACAATATAATAGTAAAAAACGGTATTAAATACCCAGGCAATAAAGATTTAGGCGCTTTTGGTTGTGATAGCTATGATATTAGTGGGACAACTGATGGCAGCGGATCTAATGGTGCGCTTCACGGGCTTACTGCATTTAGTATGCTCACAGATGTACCGTCTAGTCAATTTTTTTTAGAATATGTTGCTAGACCACAAACAGCTGAAATATTTTTTGAAGATGTACTTATGGCAATGATATTTTACGGCATGCCAATACTTGCTGAAAATAATAAACCTAGATTATTATATCATATTAAGAGAAGAGGTTATAGAGGATATTCAATGAATAGACCCGATAGACCTAGAAATAAATTATCTGTAACAGAAAAGGAATTAGGTGGTATACCTAATACCTCAGAAGATATAAGACAAGCCCATGCGGCTGCAATCGAAAGCTATATTGAAACTCATGTTGGGTTAAAAGAAAATGGAGATTGCGGTAGAATGTACTTTCAAAGAACATTAGAAGACTGGGCTAAATTTGATATTAATAAAAGAACAAAGTTTGATGCATCTATAAGTTCTGGTCTTGCTATAATGGCATGCCAAAGGCATTTATACGCGTCTAAAACTGCAAGACAGGTTAAGAAAATAGACTTTGGGTTTTCAAAATATAACAACCAAGGTTCAAAAAGTAAAATAATACAATAGAAAATGGCAGAAGCTACAGGACAAGTTACCCAATTTCCCAGCCAATCGGTTGACGATGCTACAAAGAGTAGCAAAGACTACGGAATGGAAGTGGCGCGTGGTATACAAAACGAATGGTTTAGAAAATCATCTGGCACGGGAAGGTTCGTACAAAATCAACGAGACTTTCACAAGTTAAGATTATATGCTAGAGGTGAGCAATCTGTTCAGAAATATAAAGATGAATTTTCTGTAAATGGAGATTTATCTTATCTTAATTTAGACTGGAAGCCAGTACCAATTATACCTAAGTTTGTAGATATAGTTGTTAACGGTATGCAAGATAGATTGTTTACAGTTAAAGCTTTTGCACAAGATCCAACATCTGTTAAAGAAAGAACAGACTATGTGGAAAAAATTGTAGAGGATATGCAGACACAAGAAATTCTAGCTTCTATAGAACAAAACATGAATGTGGATGTTCGCAATACACCAAAGGCAGAATTGCCCTCTACTACAGAAGAACTAGAACTTCATATGCAGATAAGCTATAAGCAAGGTATAGAAATAGCAGAAGAGCAAGCCATAGATAATACTTTTAAAAGAAATAACTATCCTGAAATTAAAAAAAGAATAGATTATGACCAAACAGTACTCGGCATTTCGGCGGCTAAACACGGGTTTAATAATACAGATGGCATAAAGTTAGAATACGTTGACCCTTCAAACCTAGTATATTCTTATACAGAAGATCCTAATTTTCAAGATGTATATTATTTTGGCGAAATAAAGCAAATAAAAACTAACGAGCTTAAAAAACAATTTCCAGGGTTATCAGATGAAGATTTTAATGACGCGGTAAAAAAGTCAAGTAATTATAATAATTATGATTATGCAACTGCAGAAAAAGATGATGACCACGATTCTAACACACTAACTGTGTTATATTTTAATTGGAAAACTTGGGAAAAAAGTGTATTTAAAATAAAAGAAACATCAACTGGAGCTAAAAAAGCTATAAAAAAAGACGATAAGTTTAATCCGCCAAAAGATCAAAGAGCTAGATTTGAAAAAGTAGCGCAGGCAAGAGAAACTATATACGAAGGAGTAATGGTTCTTGGGGCGAATAAGCTTCTTAAATGGGAAAAAGCTTCTAATATGGTTCGTCCTGATTCTAATGCTAATAAAGTAATGATGAATTATGTAGTTAGCGCACCTAGAATGTATAAAGGCAAAATTGAAAGCTTAGTTAGCAGAATGGTTACTTATGCTGATTTAATTCAGCTTACACATTTAAAATTACAACAGGTAATTCAAAGAATGACCCCATCTGGTGTTTATTTAGATGCTGATGGATTAGCTGAAATTGATTTAGGCAACGGGACAAACTATAACCCACAAGAAGCTTTAAATTTATATTTTCAAACAGGATCGGTTATAGGAAGGTCTATGACAGTTGATGGTGATATGAATCCCGGCAAAGTGCCAATACAAGAATTACCCGGGGGTGGTGGCCAGCAATCAGCTTTATTAATACAAGCGTATAATTATTATTTAAATATGATACGCGATGTAACAGGCCTTAACGAAGCAAGAGATGGCTCTGATCCAGATCAGTATGCCTTAGTTGGGGTTCAAAAGCTTGCCGCAGCAAATTCTAATACAGCAACAAGACATATATTGCATAGCTCGCTTTATACTACTACAGCATTAGCTGAAGCAATATCAATTAGGGTTAAAGATGTTCTTGAATTCCACCCGCAAAGGGATGCTATGATAACGGGAATAGGGAGATTTAGTGTGGGGTCACTAAAAGAAATGCAAAACTTACACTTGCATGACTTTGGTATATTTTTAGAACTAGATCCCGATGAAGACGAAAAACAACTTGTAGAACAAAATATACAAATGGCACTTTCTAGAGATCAAATATTATTAGAAGATGTTATTGATATTAGACAAATAAAAAATACAAAATTAGCAAATCAACTATTAAAATATAGAAGAAGCAAAAAAGAACAAATAGATCAAGCTAAAGCCGAAAGAAATATAGCTGCGCAATCTCAAGCAAATGCACAAGCGGCGCAAGCAGCTGAAATGGCTAAGGCTCAAGGTGAAACTATTAAGGTTGAAGCTAAAATAAAACTAGCAGAAGCTCAATCTAATTTTGAAGTTAAAAAATTAGAAAGTGAAGCTATAACTAAGAAAGAGTTAATGCAATTTGAGTTTGATCTAAATATGAAATTAAAAGAAATGGAGCTTGACGCTAAAAAAGAAATAGCCAATGGCAAAATGTCTTTGGCCGATGTTACAGGCCCACCATCTTCCGCTAAGCCTCAAAAATCATTTGAGTCTAGTGGCAATGACGTTCTAGGCGGAATAGATCTTAGTAGATTTGAACCTAGATAAAAAATTATTAATTATTATATATTATTAAATTATGGCAGAATGGAAAATTAAAGGTGCTGCTGAAGACGTTGAACAAAAGTCAGCACAAGAACAAGAACAAGCTGTTTTAGATAAAGCAGTTGAAGAAGGTAAGATTGAACCTGAAGCTGCGGGCAAAGAGGTTGATGAAGTACCAAAAATTAACTTAGACGAATTAAACAAAGAAAAAGATGCCGTTCAAGAGCGAGAAGCAGAGGAAGTTCCTGTGGAAGATGCACCCGGAGATAGCAAAGAAGTGGAGCAAGAAGTACAGGAACAAACCGAAGCCAAAGAAACAGAAGAGCAAGACTCGCCGCTCGAGCTCATCAAAGACGAAGAAGCGGTAGAAACTAACCAGCCTAAAGTAGATGAAAGAGCTGCTCAAGTAAACGAACAACCTAAACCTGCAGAGCCCGAAGTTGTACTTCCGGAAAATGTAGACAAGCTTGTTAAGTTTATGGAAGAAACAGGCGGTAGTGTTGAAGACTTTGTTTTATTAAATAGAGACCTATCAAAATACAACGATGGTGATCTATTGCGAGAATATTATAAACAATCTAAACCTTGGGATTCACAAGAAGTATCTGAATATATGGAAGATAATTTTTCATATGAAGAAGATGACGACCCAAGAGAAATACGCTCTAAGAAAAGAGCATTTAAAGAAGAGCTATTTAATGCTAAAAAGTTTTTGGAAGGAAACAAAGAGAAATATTATGCTGACCTCAAGTTGAAGAAGCAAACAGATATTCCTCAGGAGTACCAAGAGGCTTTAGAGTATTACAATACATATCAACAGAACGCTGAATCAAGCAAACAACTTACTGAAAGTTTTTTACAAAAAACAGATAATGTGTTTAGTCAAGATTTTAAAGGTTTTGATTTCCAAGTTGGAAACAATAAATACCGTTATAAAGTCAATAATGTTAATGATACAAAAACACAGCAATCTGATATTAATAATTTTGTAAAACCATTTTTGGGTGACGATGGTCAAATTAAAGACGCTAAGGGCTACCATAAAGCATTGTTTACTGCAAGAAATGCAGATAAGCTAGCTGAACATTTTTATGAGCAAGGCCGTGCCGACGCTCTGCGCCAATCCGCTAAGGAAGCTAAAAATATAAACATGGACCCAAGGCAAGAAGGTGTAATTAAAACATCTTCAGGTCAAAAATTTAAAGTTGTTTCGGGCGATTCTAGTTCTAAACTGAGAATGAAACTAAAACAATAACTTAAAAATTTATTACAATGGCTATATCAACTGGCATTGAAAACTTAACCCCTTCATCTAGCAAGGGATCATTATTTCAAGGTAATTATATTACCGATTTCGATTTTACAAAACAATTTTTACCTGATGTATACGAAAAAGAAGCTGAGATTTACGGAAACCGTTCTATCTCTTCTTTCCTACGTATGGTATCAGCTGAAATGCCATCTACTTCTGACGAAATCAGATGGATTGAGCAAGGAAGACTACACACACGTTACGACAACGTAGCTATTGGCACTGCTAGCGGTACTGGAGAATCTATATTTACAGTCACTTTTGCCGCTAAGCCTGACGGGACTGCTTATGCTGCAGGAGATGCTCCTGTTGTTAGAGCTGGACAAACCATTATGGTACAAGGACTAACTTCTGGAGGTGCTGCTACAGGACCCGTAGTTAAAGGGGTCGTTACTGTTGCTGGAGCTGCCGCTGCTGGTGATACCGGAACTTTTACTGCTGTTGCTTATACAGCTGCTGACTGGACAGGTGTTACAGGTGCTGCTTCTTACGCAAAAGCAAACGTACTAGTATACGGTTCTGAGTTTGCTAAAGGTACCGACGGAATGGTTGGATCTTTGGATTCTGACTACAGCTCTTATACTAACAAGCCTATTATCCTAAAAGATAACTACGCTATCAATGGATCTGACACTGCTCAGATTGGTTGGATCGAAGTTACTTCTGAGAATGGCGCTTCTGGTTACCTATGGTACCTAAAGTCTGAGCACGAAACTAGACTAAGATTTGAAGATTACCTAGAGATGTCTATGGTAGAGTCAGTAAAGAAAACTGGTTCTGCTGGTACTGCTGCTGCAAGCTACTCTGGATCTGAAGGTTTCTTTGCTGCATTAGAAGCAAGAGGTAATGTATATGACGGACTATCTACAGATTTATTAGGTGGAGGAACTCCAACTATGGTTGGTTTTGATAACATCCTTAAGCAACTAGATAAGAATGGAGCTATTGAAGAAAATATGATTTATAGCAATAGAGCTTTGTCTCTAGCTATTGATGATGTATTGGCTTCTAAAAATTCTTATGGAGCAGGTGGTACTTCTTACGGAGTATTTAATAATTCTGAAGATATGGCCCTAAACCTAGGATTCTCTGGATTTAGAAGAGGTGCTTATGATTTTTATAAGACTGACTGGAAATATCTAAATGACTTTGCTACAAGAGGCGGATTTGGTGATGTTGAAGGAACTATTATTCCTGCAGGTACATCTACTGTATACGATCAAGATCTAGGCAAAAATATCAAAAGACCATTTTTACACGTACGTTATCGTTCTTCTGAAACTGATGACAGAAAAATGAAAACTTGGATTACTGGATCAGTAGGAGGTGCATACACTTCTAGCTTGGACGAAATGAGAGTTAACTTCTTATCTGAAAGATGTTTGATTACTCAAGGAGCCAACAACTTCTTCTTATTGAAGTAGTGAATTAATATAGCAGAGGGTGGTTACGGCCACCCTTTAGCTATTATTTTATTAAATTATATTATGAAAAATTGGGAAATAAAAGACAGAACATACGTTCTTAAGAATGGTATGTCTCCGTTAACATACAAAATTAAAAGTACAGGTTTATTGCACTTTGATGAAGAAAAAGCAATTAACAGGGAAATAAGATATGCTGATAATCAAAAGTCATTATTTATTGACGAACAAGATGGTTTTGCACAACTTAAACATATAGTATTCCGAGATGGAGTGCTTATGGTTCCTAGAACACAACCTTTACTACAACAATTATTATCATTATATCATCCTGATAGACTAAATTTATGGGAAGAAATTGACAACGTAAAAGAAGCTGTTGATGATATAAGTATTATAGAATTAGAATTAGAAGCATTGAAATTAGTGCAAGAGCTTGATGTTGAGCACCTTGAGGCTATACTTAGAACTGAAATTGGTTCTGATGTAACAACAATGTCTTCTAAAGAAATAAAAAGAGATTGTTATTTGTTTGCTAAAAGCGAACCAGAACTATTTATTGAAGTAGCAAAGGACGAAGATATTAAGCTTCGTAACTTAGCTAATAGATGTGTAGAAGCTGGTATTGTTAAACTAACAGATGATAACACAGTATTTAAATGGAGCACAAATGGCAAAAAAATTATGACTGTACCGTTTGATGAACATCCATACGCAGCGTTTGCACGATTCTTAAAAACAGATGAAGGCGTAGACGTTATGAAAGCTATTGAAAAGAAACTTTCATAGAACACTAGGTTATAGTTATTCGTTTAGCTATAACCATCTAATAAATAAAAACAATAATGGTAAGCATAGACAACGTTTATAAAACAGTATTAAACATACTTAATAAAGAAAATAGAGGTTATATTACGCCGGCTGAAATTAATTCACTGGCTAACCAGGCTCAAAATGAAATTTTTGAAGGTTACTTTTCTTTAAGAAACTATGTTGTTTCTAACGATTCCGACTATTCGGATATTAGAAAAAACGTAGAAGAAAAAATAGCTTTGTTTGAAAACGAAGAAACAATAAGTGCTGGAACATTTTCTAATGCTGCGGGTAATACAACCTCGAGCTACTATGCTTATCCTTCTAACTTTTTCAGGTTAGGCACTGTATCTACAAGTGCTATACACGCAAGTGAAGTATCAAGTCAAAAAATATTATATCTAAATAGATCGCCACTTACTAAACCCACGGTGAATAACCCTGTATACGTTAGACACGAGGGTGGTGTAGTTATGTATCCAACGACTGGAATAACTAGTATAGATATAAACTACATAAGAAAACCTGCTGAAGTAAAATGGGTTGGTGGTACTGCTGGCGGACAAGTGGTTGCTAATACGAGCGCTAGCGATTATAAAGACTTTGAGCTGCATACTTCTGAGCAACATGAGCTAGTAGTGAAGATATTATCTTACGCGGGTGTAATTATAAGAGCTGCCGATGTAACTCAAGCGGCGGCAGCAAAAGAACAACAAATAATACAATCTGAACGATAATGGCAGAATCAAGAAAAATATATACTGGTCAACAATACTACGCAAACTTTGAAGGAGACACGGGCAATATTCCTGCTAACTTTAAAGGTTTAGGTTATTATAGTAGGACTAGTTTAGAGGATATTATAAATAATTTTATTGTTGCATATATTGGCGAAGATAAAGCTCTTGCCAAAGTGCCTCGCTACGAAGTAGATTTTTGGGCGCAAAGAGGTATGCAAGAGTTTAGTTATGATATTTTGCATAGTGAAAAAAGTGTAGAAATAGAGTTAGGGTCAACTCTACAATTTCCATTACCACAAGATTACGTAAATTACGTTAAAGTTTCACAAGTGGGCGAAGATGGTAAAAAAGATATTCTATTGCCATCTAGAAAAGTAG